CATCACATTACATTAGATAACAATGGCGAACCATGGAGTAGTGAAGAAGAATGACATGGATATGTGTATTCTGTCATCACAGGGAATCCTGTGTATGTGAGGAGGAGGAAGAATGATGGATGTTTATGTCCTTTGCAGAATTTGCGATTGCTATTGTTGGTCACAAGAATGTAGTCAAATTATTACTGAACATCCAGATACAGATTACTACGAGTGTTTCGATTGTCAACCAGTTTAACTTTCGAACTCGAAAAATCCTTCTTTCTTGTTTTTACCGCCACCGCTGTAAAAGTCAAAGATAGTATTAATGTTTGATAATACAATTTCAGTTTTAGTTTGAGGAGCAACTTCTGGATCAGTATACATGTCAATTGCGTAAAAGTAATTCTGCAATCCCTCTTCTTCATCAATGAGGTAAGAAGTAACTCCTCCAACAACCAGGGGAATGGCTACAACTGCAAATGCTTGATTAATCGGATTGAGTAATCTTCTTTTTACTATTGTTTGCCATGCTTTTTGAGATGCAATAATTGTAGCTGCTTGCAATCCTAAAGATACAAGTTCTTTTCCAACTGCTTTAGGACTGGCCTCATCTCCCTTTGCAACAATTCGTATTAGTGTATTACTTGACACACCTACTATTGCCAACTGTGAAGCCGGTGTTAGAAACAAGGTATCACCCTTGAGTTGCTAATTCGTATGAACGCTTTAGGCGCATCATGTATGGTAGTTCTTCTTCCTTTACAATTTCAGCAGCTAGAACAAACCTAGTTGCTGGAACTGTCCAAGTAGATGCACTTAGATCTGTTGCGGTTGGAATCAATACGCGGTAAACCCAAAGTTTCTGAACAGCAGTAGGTTCTGCCGAACCAAGAGAACCACCAGTTGCAGGTAACAACAAGCTTGTTATTGCAAAATCTGTTTGTATAGTCATTAATCTAAAGTTACACATTAAAAGTTGGGACCAGTTTTGTGTAGATGCAGGCGAACCAGGATATTCATTTTCACCAGTATAGATAGTATAAATCTCAGCCATAGACAATCGTTCCTGGCTAACAATATCAAACACAGGTAATTGTGTTATTGGATCTAAAGAAGTAGTAGTGTAAGGCAAACCATCTTGGAGACTAATTGCAGTAGGTACTAGAGTTAGATCGTCAAGTTCGTAACCAGACAAATCAAAGTAATTTTCGTAGTAGACAACTTGGTTACCAAGAGTTTTCCAACCATTAGTAGCAGCCCATTCATTGTCACCAGTAAATGTGGCTATTGTAGAAGGTACTGCCAAGTTCATCAACCTAGATCCAGTTAACGCCCTAGTAGAAGTTTTTTCTTTAGCCATTAGCGCATCGCCTTCCTTGTTGCTGCATGTGCCTTCTTAGACAAAGCACCAAATTTCATTCTTGGGTGTTTTGCTTTGAGTCGTTTGTACTCGACTCCGTATCTTCTACTGTAAGCACTAACTTTACGAGTTTTCTTCGCTTTAGGTTTCGGCGAAGCCATTCCCCGATCAGTAGTAATGTCCCTGACATCACTCCTATGTGCGGCAGCATATCCAGCAGCATATCCTCGTTCCCAATCAGCGTTCACTAAAAATCACCTCAGTTGTCTGAGGCTGTGCTCTGAATCGCTATTGCCATCCAATCCTTGCTAGATAGTTTAACAACTCTGCATCGAACTCTTGCTGTAACGAAAACGCTAGCACTACCAATAGCAGCATTATCATTACCTACTACTAGATACATTGTATCATTAACAACCATGAAAGCCTCACTTAATGCTGCTGGGCCAAAGTTATCTGGGAATAGATCAGAAGTATGAGTTCCTACATTGTTGCTTACATCGATGTTAAGCTGACCTGATGCAATCAAAGACTGATCGTCTGCACGAAGAAGTTGTGTTCCTGGGTTTAGATCGCTGAGTTGTGCTGAAATACAGCCATCACTTGCTACCATTCCGTTAACATTGCCACCAAAATCTGAACCAAATTGGTAAACGAAGTCAACAGATTCGATAGCGATTGCTTGTCCTGTTGGAACATTTACATATGCTCCAAGATCTATTTCACCTTGGAATCTAGAATTTGCTGCCGCTGCTGCTGTCATTTGTACTGTTTCTGTCAGGTAAAAACTACCTGTTTTTGCTGTTGCCATGAGTTTCCCAAGTAAAGCAGGTGTATAAACTACACTGTTTTCTTGGCCCGATCTACAAACCCGGATTGAATCTTCGCGGCGGAGCCGCCCCGAAGGCCCACGGAGGGAGAGTCCACCTCCAAGTTCCTTATCACCACCACCCCCATGGCATAGCAACCATACTACTAACTTTCGTGGGATAGCCCATAAAAATCTGCAGATCCTTCTGAGCCTTTTTGCCAATGCGTGCGCATAAATTGATATACAAATGCTCGCTGGCTAGTAACATGCGACCGATAAATGTCACATTAGATAGCGTAACATGGGAATATGCCAAAGAAAAGACCAACTTTTCTGCTTGGGTTAGAGATCAGTTAAGGTCTGAACGCAACAAACGAGAGACATCGATCAGAAGAATAGATGTCGAATGTGTAATGTCTTGCGGTAGACCTAGAGTTGAAGGCGATATGTTCTGTAATACTTGTAATGATTTTAGCGTAGGTGAAGAAGAATGATTGCTAGATTTTGTAAATGGTATCTTAGGAGTTATCTTTGGAAGGTTTACGATGATGGATGGACAGATGGAGTAGATCAACAACGGGTATTACCTGAATCTACATTACATCACATTACATTAGATAACAATGGCGAACCATGGAGTAGTGAAGAAGAATGACATGGATATGTGTATTCTGTCATCACAGGGAATCCTGTGTATGTGAGGAGGAGGAAGAATGATGGATGT